TTGGAGCTTTGAGTTATTTGGCTTAATTTAACGAGTGGTTTTGTGGAAAACTTATACGCCTCGAGTTTTGTTCTCTTTATGAGTGCGGGCTCCTGGCCAATAGGAGGATAGTCCTCAGGAACCAGAGTGTCTACGTAAATACTATCACGATGTATAGTATAACCGGCAAAGACACCTGAACTTTGTGAATAGAAAGACTTCTTTCTGTTTATAATGAAACCTAATCGGGCGTAAGAATTAATCAATTTGTTGACAAAATAACCTTCACATAAAAGGATGACATCATCACCATGAACAGAGGCGGTCGACCAGGCCGCATAATCCTTTGTTTCATTACAAGCGGAACGTATTGCGTACATATTAAGTATGCAAAGTATGCAAAAAGAGAGTGGTAAACCCATCTGGGTTCCTCTGACTACATCGATTTTATCCCCCGATGGGTATTCGACTGTCACTGACTCGATAGACATTTTGGCTACTCTGATTTCCAAATCAGTCCATCCAAATATCTCTGCGAGACCGTCTATAACAGATAAAGCATAACCATGACATATATTGTCTGTGGCAGAACTCATATCTCCGGAGAATATACCATATTCGCCGAGTGGGCATGTTGAGAGCCTTTTCGTAATTTCTTCACAAGAATCACGGAAACGTCCTCCTAAGATTGGATGTCTTTTTAAGACTTTAGTCACTTGTTTAGCAAGTGGAGCCAATCTCGCGAGCGCCATTAGAGGGGCTTTTGTAACAATTCTATTTTTGTTACCCCTTTCTTGGACGTCAACAGCTTTGAGTTCAATCTTTTCTGTTCTCAAGAATTCTTCTTGAGTTGCATCAAGGTACAGACTATATCTGTCCTTAGTTCCAATTAATTCACTATATTCACGGGAAACCCGTTGAAGTTCAGCGTTACCACCACCACTACTTTTGGAAGAAAGATAGGTTGAAGAAGAAGAGTTATAGACGTACTTCACGTCTTTATCTTTGGGTCTTACCAACTCACCGAAAGACTTCACTGTGAAAGATTTAATATCCGAACAGAGACCGTCTTTAGATGGGAATGGAGAAGACATACGAGACTTATGGGCCTCGAAAGGGGACTCATGGTCTGAATTCTTTATATACCGAATCGCACGACCAGAGGTAGTAAGGACCTCAAGTTCAAATCTAGAAAGATCTAGAAACTTGGATCCATTAAATAGGGAGTTCTCAGCTTTAAACTGAATGTCCTTAATCTTTGAAATGAATACATTGAGAGGCTTAAGCGACTGAATCATACTAGAGATCAAATCCATAGTTGTATTATAACAGTAACGCTCACGACGAATGTTGTGAGATGACTTAAGTGAAGAATAATTGATGATGCAGGTTTTGAATATACAAAACCAAGAATACCAAAGACTCTCCAAATCCTTTCTAAATTCTCCATTTGACATTGTCACATATTTTTGAAACTCACGAATATGTGATTCGGACTTCTTACATTGTAACCTTCGGGTTATGGATAGAAGTCTATAGGATGTCTCCAGAGGACTCGAACAGAGTACTCTGACCATGGTTAATCTCGGATTAGTTTGTATGAAACAATGCAAACCGCGAGTCA